ACCAATGCGATGCCATCTCCATATTGATGACTGCCGAATCTGCGGAGTTCTGGAGCGAGTAGCCGACAATCTCGCCATCGAATGTCTTGATCGGATCGCCGACGATAGCCGCACTGCTGTCTAGTACAGCAAGCCAGATTCTAACTCGACGATTCACATATTCCTGATTCAAGAAGATCGAGACATACGACTGATCGACTGCTGAAATGCTTAAACTTAACGATCCTACACGCAAATCCTGAGTCTCTTGTGATGTGCCTAAGCTCAGAAAGTGTGATGCGGCTAAGTAATCATTAGAGTCATAGGTGATCTGATGGCCGTAATCGGTCAGGAAAAGCTCTGTATCGAATCCAATCCGTACCAAGTGAGCAAGACGTACCGAGTCAGCTTGTAGGGCAGTCAGTGTTGATGCGTTGACGGTGCGTGGCATTAAAGCACCTCAATCATATCCAGTTCGTATTCGTAGTATTCGTTTGATGCAAGATTGTACGACTGCACATCGTTAGCTAGGCGCATCAAGAATGGAACACTGTCGTATGTAATTGCTTCGTTGTCGGTGACGCCGGATACCAATGGAGGCTCGATAGATACGCTTCCCGCACCCGCCCGATCAGCCGTGACCATGTAGACTTTAGAATGACTAGCGAACTTAATGAAATCTCCAGCCTTGATCGTGCCTGTAATCCCGTCCATCGCAACAGATGTAGCTCCTGCCGCTGTTGTCGCATTGACCAAAGCCGTACCGGATACGTCACCACTAGCATCACCGATCACTGGCGGTACGATAGTAAACGTGCCGAATCGACCCTGCTGGCTCATCACGAACGCAAAGACAGGCTGAAACTCCTCGCGAGTCATTGGATTATATTTTGCAGTAAACGACCATCTCTGCCCGCCTAACGTGCGAACTTGCATCCGGCCTGAGACAGTTTCAGACATCACGTTGTTGTGGCGTGATTCGAGATTGATTGCCTGAAACTCTGGTGTGGTTGGATATGTGCCAGCCATTAGACTACGCCTCTCCTGCCTTTATCGTTCATCGCTGTATTGACCATATTGATAATCTGGCCTCTACGCGATTGTAACAGACTGTCGAACCCGCGAGCGTCTACTGTGGTGATCTGGAAATTCACGTTCGCCACCTTATTAACGACCTGTTGCTGGCCTCCGAGCTTATCGTTTGGCGTAATGCGTCCACCAGAACCCATGGTCAAAACTTCTGGACCTCTCTCACCAACAACATACGATTCGCCAGAACGAACTTGACCGCCGAGAGCTCGACCTTGATATTGCTGTGATCTGATCGATTGAACTTGCGCCATACCGGACATAACAACACCAGCCGCCGCAATAAAGTTATATGGTGGCGGATAAGCCGCAAGAGCCTTGGTTGCCCCTGTATAAGTGTTCATGATGGCGTTCGCGATGTTATATGCTTTCGCCGCCTTAAATGCTGTTTTATTGTATTGAGCAAGATCATTCAACCCTTTACCAAGCTGATCAGTTGCTTGTTTTTGCATCTCTTGCTCAAGATTTTTTTTAGCCTCTTGGTATTGCCGTTCAGATATCAGATCTTTCGCTCTGAACTCCTCTAGCTTCTGCTCTCGCCTCATCAAAGAATCGATTTCATCGCGTTCAGCATCAAGTAGACCCATCTGCACTAATTCTTTCTGCGCGGCCTGCGCTTGCTTCATTTTCTCTGTGCGCTGTTCTTCTGCCGCTATCTGCTGAATCAGGATCGCTACTCGCTCTTGTTCTGCAATGCTTAAACTGTGAGTTGCAGACTCAAGAAGCAAAGCTTCAGACCTTGATAGTTTGAATGTTCCGGCTTGCTTTTCGAGCTTCTCTAGGAACCTGTCAGCTGCTTGGCTAGCTTTCTCTTGCTCTTTTAGAGCCTCGATGCTCATCATCGTAGTTCTGATGAATTCTGAAACTGCCGCATTTGCGCCTTTTAACTGCGCTTCATAGACTGCAAATGCAACCTCATTCATCCTCAGCTTCTGCTCTTGCAGAGTCAGATCTAATACGAGTTGGCGTATTCCTTCAGCTTGATTTTCAGCCGCTATCTCTGCTTCTGTTTTCGCAGTGGCAAAATCTCTGGTTGCAGTCATCGCCTCCTTCAAAGCAATTCTCTGCTGATCGAGCGTTACAAGTAGCTCTGTTTCTTCTTGGTTATACTGCTTCGTGAAGAACGCCAATCGCTTCGCTGAGATAGTATTGGCATCGTAGAAGCCTTGTTGCATCGCTAAGAATTTCTGTTTCTTGATTAGAGCGAGCTCGCTTTCTTGTATCTCCTCTCTAGCTTCTCGCTCTGCTTTCTCTAGCTCCTTCAGGCGAGCCGCATACAAGGCTGGAGCGTCAGTCCTGAGAGATATATCGAGCTCTTTGGCTACCTCATCGAAATCCTCTAATGCTCGACTGCCTTTAAATAACTGTGGCAGAAGAACCATTCCGAGTGAAGCACCGAGCGCGGCAATCACCCCGAGCATTGGTGCGCCTAAGACGATACCTAAGTCAGCCGCTTGCTGTGAGAAAGCCAGCATTGGATTTGTGCCGGCCTGAACCTGTCCTACGAATTGCTGAATCTGAACACCGGCCTGACCAGCACCGCGACCCATATTCTGGAGTCCCTTGCTAGCATCGCCTGCCGCACCACGAATACCCTTCATTTGAGTTTCAAACGATTTCAGGGTTTTGTCTGTGATCTTGCCTTGCTGGTTGAGTTTCTTCAGCTGATTGTAGGCCTGACCAAGCTCTTTGGTGTCGGCCTTAAAGACTAGGGTTGCATATTCAGTGGCCATATCGGTTCTTGATCCCTGTATCTGCTCAGAGTCATTATGGCCTCAATTTCCCATTGATGAAGTATGAAGCCCGTGACCCGCATATAACTTTCTATCTCGCTGTAAGTATACTCTTTCAGCAAGATATATGTCTGCCAAACGTCTGAGTGATATTCAGATAGCTTTGGCGCGTTTTGCAAATCAGGCGGTAATACGCCTCTGGCCTTCTCGACTTGCTTTAGAGTTTCGTATCGACTGATCTTTGAGCCTTCAGGATAACCATTGATCCAGAAGCACCACCGACCATAAGTGACGAACTCGTCAATCAGTCGTCGGTAAAATTCTCTCTTTGCTCAATAAACCCAAGAAGCTGACTAGAAACTGCTGGTGACTCTTGGTATAGCTTGAGTGCATTTTCCTTGCTGAACTCGTAAGGCTTACCATCCTTGGTAATACCTCTCCATGAAATGGTGACACTGGCTAATGCCTCTGCATCCATTCCTTCGTAATCGAGATGATCCATCTTGTCTTTTTGACGAGCCTCGATGATCTTGGTCATCTGATCTTTCTTGGCCTTTCTCCACGATTTGGAGTCAGAGCCTTTGATCTTGATGTAGACATCTGTTGGCATTCCATCAACAGGCGACAGAATATTACATTCTGCGCCTTCCTCATGGTCACCTACTGTTTGTAGCTTGTTGATATCCATTGTTTGCTGGTTCCTTTACGTTTATGCCGGTGTGCGTGTAATCACAAGCTGTGAAGCATCGCTAGAGCTGTACAGAGCAACGAAATCCATCGCGATTGTCACAGCACCTTCACCAGATACATCCGGCTGGCCTGAGTTGTACTTCACGTTAGGGATGTCGATCTGAATGTCATTCCCTGCTGTATCAGTCAGAGTACAGACGATTTCAGATGCAGTCTCGTTGATGAATTTCTCGTATAGAGCCTTACTGTCGAAATATGTAGTCAGGCTTCCTGTCACGCGAGACTTACCGATCGATGGACGATTAGTTGTGTCTGCGCCGACTGAGAATAATGGCTCTAGTCCGTTTTCGATTGTGATCTCCAAGCTAGTGACTGTCGCGATAGATGAACCGCCTTCAGTGATTGAGCCAGTGAATGAATCGAATGGCGTGTTGCCGATATCCGCCGAATAGGTTGACGAGGCTACTTCAGCTGTTGCCAATGATAAATCCTTGCCTACGACCGAGAATGTAGCTCCGACCATCGCGTTTGGCGAGATAGAAAGCGAAAGAGTGTTGAACTCTACGCCTGTATATCGATGAAACTCAGGAGTATCCAAGTCAGCAAACTTACGCTCTAGCGTAAACGAGCGTCGAGTTGTACCAGACTTCAGAACATTGGTTGCCCAAGTGCCACACATGACGGCTTCAAGGATGTCGTCAAATGCGCCATATTCCATCTCTGATGTTACATCACCACCGATTGACTTGTTGCCATGGCGGAAATCTTCAACCTGACGATCGCCTCTCAGCTTTTCAGACTCGATGCCGTCTTTCGACATTGCCAGAGTTGTGCCTGTGTGCGGCAATGGTGTCCAAGTTGGAGTTGCCGGAGTGGTTCCATAGGTACTCTCTGCGATGTAATGCAGTGAGTGTTGTGCGCCGTTTGCGATAGCCATTTTGCGTTACCTCGCGTCAGTATATGTGTAAAAGCTGATGGATACCGGCACGATCTGCCATGAGCCATCAATCGTAGCAGATAGAATCGAAACCGACTGTATCCGCAATGTTATGCCATTATAAGCCAGATTAGTGCCGCGCTTGAAGTGATCCGCAATAGTATCTGGTATGGACGTCCTGCCAGAGCCAGCCGGATTGAATACATCAACCTGATATATGCCGACTGTTATATCCTTTCCGTTATCGCCTAATGCGGCCTGACTTGTATCGGCCGGAAGGAATGTAGGCCTCAGATATGTTGTGCCGGCCTCTGGCTCGTATGGAATGTTAGGGAAAGCGATCGCATACCCGCCGGACATAGAAACCAATCGAGTATCCAAAGCGGCCTGTATATCGTTGAATATGGTGCTCATCGGAACTTACTCGCTAATAAGGCCACGTTTCGACGTAGCATACCCTGAGGAGCTTGCAACGAATAACCTTCCTCAATGCGTCTCGCATATGGCAAGTTATTGGTGAACCAGAAGATATCCCCGATCTTCAGGTTGCTGAGTGCAGAGTTTGCATCTGAGTTGGCGATGCCTTCTGGCGATGCCTGAACTCTTTCTACTGGCGCGTTTTCAGGGACATTCAAGCTAGCCTGCCAGTTTCCGCGCAGTCTGCCCGTATCTACCGGCGTCTCTTTGATGACTCGACTGGTGAAACTGAGAAGCGTTCCGCGAATAACCTTCTCATGGAAGCCTGCGAAATTGATCGACGTTCTGATCAAGTCATCTTCAACGCTCATGATCTCACCTGTAAATCTACGCTCATCAGAGTGCCTGCCGGCTTATTCTCTGAGATGCTGATAACTCGATAGATCTTTCCATCGAGGCTCACTGAGTCGTTTAATTCGTACTCATGCGCCTCTGACAGAATACGACGATCACCTTGCTGGATAGTTCCGCCGTTGACCTCAGAGGCTAGATAATCGAATACGCAACAATACTTGTCGAATGTAGCTGTCGTATCTGATGTCTTGCCGGTTGCGGCCGAATACGCGCCTTTGGTGGTGCGAGTAAATGTTAACTGACGACCGAACTTAGTTAGCAAGGCCGTAGCAGAGCTTTTCAGTCCGGTGTAGTTGAAGCTCATACGCGCAATACCTGAAAGGCCGGCTGTACGATCTTATTCAGCGAATACTGCAATGCAGGAGTGATCTTTCGATTCTCGCTGTTATCAGCGTACTGAACCTCGATATCGCCGATCTTTTCGCGGATCGTCTTACGATCTTGGACTTCTAGCTCACTATTTCCTGCGGCCTCAACAACGATCGACTCATAGAGTGCCGTCTTGACCGGCGCAGGGATTTCTGTGGCGTCTGCGTAGTAGCCATCGATTAAGGCTTCTGTGCGAGGCCACTGCAAAGGCTGATTTTCGTTAGCCTTATTGCCGATGAACTGCAAACGCTCGAAATAATCCATCGCACGATAGATTTGCTGTGTCACTGCCGCATCTGTGCCGTAGGTAATGCCACGGTCATCTGCCCATGCCTTGAACTCAGCAAGCGTAACGTAAGTGTTCGCGCCCGCTACGACAGAACCATCTTCAACGACAAGTGCCATGATTTAAGCCTCTCTGTAACCGCCTGAACGGTATGCATCGACCATGCTTGGATGTACGTCTGCTTTGCGTCCATCCTCATGCACCATCTTAACTAATCCTGTGGCCTTTTTAGCCGTAGCCTTCTTAGCCGGAGCCTTTTTCGCTGTTGTTTTAGTCTCTGCCATTTGAATCTCCTTTAGTGAAACCCACTCACCCGAACCAGCTTGGATGAATGGGCTTCAGTAAAAACGGGAGCCGTAGCTCCCGTTGTGGTCTTAGCCGACCAGTGTAGCGATGAAGTCAGACTTCCACGCCTTAACACCCCAAGAAGCCGCAACCTCGATCATGGTCTTACGATAGCCCTTGTAAACACGAACTTCGAATACCAATCCTGAAACTGGATCTTGGACTGTCATAGCATCGTCTGCCATGTCTCCGCCTTCTGGCACTGCTGGCGCACGAACCGCTAATTCCAAAGCACGGCGATGGAATGCGATGTTCGCTGTGTAGTTGTTGCCGACAGTGATTGCATCGTTGTCAGCCTCAGCCGCTACCAGACCAGTTCCACCGATAGTGAATGAACCGCCAGCAAGAGCCGTGTTGACAACATACTTGTC